AACAGAAGATAATATTTTACCCTGATTTTCATTTTCTTATATAGATAATAGAGAAGGACAACATTAAATGCCCCAATATCCAAGTGGTATAGAAATATTTAAACAGTCATTGATAAGGTCTGGTCTATCTAGACCTTCTCGCTATGTCGTTACGATTGAAATCGATGACGCCAGAATGAAACACGGCGGCCGAAACGCTGATAATAAATATAGTTTTCAACCAGAAAGTTTAACATTACCACAAAGATCATTCGTAACTGTTGTAGATGATCTTTTTGGCCCAAAGAGAAATGTTCCTGTTGGAAATGACTATAGCGGTACAGTGGTTATGGTGTTTCCGGTATCAGATGATCAGTTGGAAAGATCTTTTTTTGAATCATGGATGGATAATATAGTACATCCAGTTGGTCAGCACGCAAACTACACCGCCAACAAAACCCAAGGCCCGAGGGTACATGGTAGTATGACTTTAGAAACATTAAACATGGATGGATATGTATCCTCATCATATTTTCTTGAAGAAGTATATCCGAAAGAAATAATTCCAGTAAATATGGGCTATTCAATGATCAACGACTACACAAAACTTCAAGTTGTGTTTGAATATAGAAGATACGAATATAAAGCACAAGATAATTTTGGAGTCGCTAGATATGAATCAAAGGATGGAACGCTTGTCTAAAATAAAAAGGATACATTATGAGTTCATTATCAAATATATTACTGTCTAAAACACCAAAATACTTAATAGAAATTCCATCTAACAAGAAAAAGACTTCATATAGACCTTTTCTTGTAAAGGAAGAAAAAATATTACTACTTGCTCAAAAATCTGAAGATCATTCAGAAATATTGTTAGCAATAAAGGACATCATAGAATCTTGTGTGGATGATATTGGAGATGTTTCTGATATTCCAATATTTGATATTGAATATATTTTCATAAATCTTCGTGCAAAATCAGTTGGTGAAATTGTAGAGCCTGTTATTGTTTGTCCAAAAACTAACGAAAAAGTGACGCTTGAAATAAATCTAATGGACATAAACATAAAAGAAAACAAAAATCATAAAAATAAAATTAAAATAGATGAAAATGTTATATTAGAAATGGGTTATCCATCAATCAGCATTTTACAGAAAACAGAATCTGATATTGATTACACAGATCCTGACTCTTTTTATAACTTAATCTCAATGTGTATTCAAAAAGTACACACAACCGAAGAAACAATAGAAACTTCTTTGTTGCCCCAGCAAGAAGTGAAAGATTTCATAGACAACATGAACAGGGATCAATTTGAAAAGGTTTTAGATTTTTTCTTAACATCTCCAAGATTAGAACACGAAATAGAATATACCACTTCTGATGGGGTAAAGAGAAAGGTGGTGTTGAGTGGGTTGTCAGATTTTTTCGGATAGGGCTCACCCACCTGAGCCTAGAGAATTATTATAGATTGAACTTTCAACTAGTCCAGCACCACAAATATAGTTTATGTGAATTAGAAAATATGATTCCTTGGGAAAGAGATATCTATTTGGCTCAACTGATCGAATATATAGAGACAGAGAACGAAAAAATAAGGCTACAAGAAATGGAACAACGTAGAAAATCTAATATAAGTTGATGGAGCATAATGAAACAAAAAATATCTTTAAAAAATAATATGCTATCGTTTTTTGATTCCAGAAAAAACGATAGCGAATACAGCAACCAAGAAATAGAACCAACTAAACGAGAAAGATCATTTCTTGATTATTATTCTTCAAATGTTTTTATCCAAGAACCAACAAATAAAAATATCCCTGTTGTTGAAAAAACCACCGATAATAAAAACAATGATTTCATTTTCAGGAAAAAACATAAAACGAAAGAAAACCGCGAAGAGAAAAAACAAGATTCAAAAAGCAAAAATGCATTAGATAATAATATTCTACATTTAGAAAATATAGAAAATAAACTTAAATCTTTGACAGAGAATAATTTCAAAACCATAAACAACATTCACAACAAAACAGATCATATTCATAATAAAAATAATAACACACACAAATCATATGAAGAAAAGATTGATAACACAATCAATAACATATTTAAAAAAAATATAGATTCACCAACGCTTATAACAAACAACAACGAATCCGTTATGAATTCTATAAATTCTATGAAAAACAACACAACAAAATACGTCAATGATTATGTTGATAACAATGTAGATCAGGCACCACCAAAGGATGAGAAACACACAGAATCTATTAAGATGATAGCAAAGGTTATTCGGGTAAAGGGAGATAATGTTCCCAAGATAATATCTCCAAAATTCAACGTTCAAAACAACCGAATGAAAGAATACCACACAAATGATATTGGCACCACCCTCATTTCCAACATTGAAAAAATAGTACCGAAAAATGAAATAATAGAAATACCCACATTTGCTGAAGGTGGAGTGGTAACTAAACCAACCATTGCTCAGATAGGTGACGCCCCAGGCGGCGATCAAACAGAAGTTGTAATGAGTCCTAGAAAAATACCAGAGGTATTAGCGAAAGCAAATGTTATTGAAAAAACAAATAAATTAACTATCTCAGAACAAGCAAAAAAATCAATGGGCGAAAACTCCGAATTAAAAATAAACCAACAGCAGGCTAACCCATCTACTAACCAAGCATCCCAACCAGCATTAATAAATGCCCCCAAAATAATAAACAGTTCTGGAAACAATAGTGGTGGAGTTCAGACTCAACCATCAAAAAGTGGTGCTTACTTAAATTCTTCGTCTAGATTGCCTAGATGGAGAACACAAATAGGATGAAAAAAGGAGTCCCGAAAGACTCCTTTTCTCTTTCCACAAAATATAAAAATCACATCACTCTTTAGCAAGTTTCTCAAAGTAACTAAGAGCATCATCTTCTTGTGGATCACTGTTTGATTCTGAACCTTCATTCAGATTTACAGTTTCGGCGGTAGGTCTCATTTCCATTTCGGTATGACGAATATCCGAACCAACAACATCCCGAAGTCGCTTTTTCAATTCGTCGTAACTTTTGAAATTTGAAGGATCTGTGAATTCAGTTAAAGCATATTGCGTCTTCCAAATGGACTCTAACTTCTCATCATCGTCCAGTAGAGCGGATGAAGATTCAAATTCACTCTTATCATAATTCACAAACCCTGCAACCTTACGGACCTTCAACTTGAAATTTGCACCTTTCCAAAAATCAAATGGATTGATCGGATCTTCGTCCTCAAATTCGGGTTGCATTGCTTCCTGAATTTTATCAAAGATTTTCTTTCCATATTTGTAAAGGAATACCTTTCCTTCGTTTTGAGGATTGGCGGGATCACTCACAACAAGAATATTAGACACATACTGCAACCTACGCTTTCGTTGTCGTGCAATATCCTTATCTGATTCAACTCCACTGTTCCAAAGTTCAGTATTCATTTCTGAAACTGGATCCTTTTGACCAAGAGTGGTAAGACTGTTTTCAATATACCAACCACCTTTGCCTTTGAAACCATGTGAATAAAACTTCGCCCAAGGAAGATCTTCTCCCTCTGGTGATGGAAGGAACCGAATAACAGCATAACCGTTACTAGCCTTGTCCAACTCAGGACGCCAGAAACGATCATCCTTATAGGAATCCTTTTTGTTCAAATCTTCCATTTTCTTGGTGAGATCACCAATACTATTTTGTGACCTCTTCTTAAACTCTGCAAATGACATATTATGTCTCCTTATTTTCACGGGACTCCCGTGTTCTGTTTTCTGATGGGAACTCCCCATCTCTTAGTTATTATACAACAAAATCCAAACAATACAACTGTCAAACTGGTAATATTGCAGTATTTTTTGGAATTAAATTTATCTCTATGCCTTCATTTTCTATTTTTTCAATAATAGGCTTACTTAAATATTTGGCGGAAACTTCGGGTTCAATTTCATATTTTTCACCAACAGAAAGAACTGCTTCTATATAAGAGGTGTCTTCCTTTTTAACATAATTCTCTATATCCTTTAAGAAGGAATTTTGTTTCTCTTTGTCCATTAGCATTTTAGAATTGTTCCTTATATTTTGTTTCAAAATTTGTTATATATAGTATAATGTGAATCGCATTTAAGTCAAGATTAATTCTGGAGAAAATTCTCACATGACCGATACCAACGATAACCTAACACTCGATATTAGCGGAAATACCGCCTCTGTAGCCACAGATTACGGCCATTCCTCTCATGGACTAACAGCAGCACATGTTCCATTACAAAAACTTGTATGGGGAGATGATTCTGCTAGTTACAGAACATCATTAAGCAATCCCCTACCCATCCAATGGGCAGGAGCAACAGGTCCAGTAGACATGACTGGTAATGTAAGTGGTCAAACTGGATCCAGATTCCCAGTAACCAATGTGTTGACTCAGAGCGGAGATAGAAATGAATTTCTTGCTGTCGCAGGAGATACTGCCGGTCTGCCCTTGGGCATTTCTGGTGCGATTCAAGGACTTGTAGATGGCCATCCTCTTGGTATATGTGGTTCTGTTAGTATTAGTGGTATGTATCCAGAGAACGGTGCGGGTGCTGATTGGACAGGTGTTCAAATCCAAGGTGTCACCTGCATAGGTGGATCAGGAACCATAACCGTAGCAGGAGAGTCCTATGGAGTCACAGCAGGGTTTGGTATCCCCATTGCTATCACCGCAGGAAGACACTTAGACTCTAGTGTGGATAGTGTAACGATCACCGGAACTGTCGGTATAAGTGGCGGAAAAGACTTAACATCAGCCACGGATTCTGTCTCTTGTTTTGGACACGATCAAGGTAGGCACGTATTTTCAAAGGTATTCGCATCTGATGGCACAACTCTTGGTGCATCTGGTGATTATCTTAAAGTTTGGATGGGTGGTGCAGACATCAATGCATCTGTCACCGTTTCTAGCGTGCATGGTGTTACCAACTCAACAGAAACTCCACTAAGAGTTCAAGGTTTCGAAGACGGAACTGGTCACTCTCCAGTAGTAATTAAAGGTGAAAATGCAGGCGGAGCAATTGATATTGTTTCCACTAATTCTCTATCAACAAGTGTAGATAATGTCGTGGCAATACAAGATGATGATATCATCAACCACATGAAAGATTCCGACAAACCTCTGATCACCACTCTTAATAGTATAAAAAGTGGAACGGATCAAATTTCCCCATTAAGAACAGATCTTGCAAGTGGAAATATTAACGCAGCGATTTCAGAAATAAAAAGACCAGCCAGTTTAAGATCTGGATCAAAGACGGCGACAGCGACAGCACAACCTTTAAGTAACAATTTAGAATTAAAAACCGGAGTTACCGTTAAGAGTTCGCCGTCAAACACCGGAAATATATTAATAGGAGGTAGAGGATTGGTGAATTCCTCCGCAAGTGGATATTTACTTGAACCCGGAGAATCAATATTTTTAGAAGTAAATAATCTAAAAACAATATATGTCAGATCAGACAACGCTGGAGACAGTCCAAGAATATATTACATCGGTAGTTGATAATAGAGAAGTTATTATGTCGTTTAGAAACAACAAAAAAATAAAACGAGTAGTTCGGCAACATCTTCCTTTTAGCGAGGGGAGATTTGTTGCATTAAGATTTATTGATACCCTAGACGAATTATATGATAAAACAGAATCTATAGTTGAAAATCCAAACATAACATTTAATGAAAATAGTGTTATTGTTGATTATGGTCATGTTTTAAATTCATCAAACTCTTCATTAGAGAAGGTGCTGTTCTTCTTCAAGGATGGGTTAAATAAGAATGATATAATAACACTAAGCGATGGTGAATATTTAAACGAAATGTCAGGTGATTCTGAAATAAGAGATTATTCAGGAACATATCATTTCAAATCTTTTGATACTAATCTTCTAATTGCATCTTTAGAAAAAATATCAATAAACAACGAAAGTTCCTATTATAATAAATTAAATAAAGACCACTTCATAAGTAATTCAATAAAATGGACAACAACTTCTTCTGAAAAAA